CCATTAAAACTCAAATCAAAAAAAAATGAATACAACTGATATTGTTAGTTCAAGTGAACCCCGTTTTGTTATCAAACGCAGTGGTGATAAAGTTCCTTTCGAAGAGGACAAAATAAAAAATGCTATTATTAAAGCAATGCAATCCGTCAACAAGGTAGACCTTGAAATGGCTGAAAAGATTGCGAGAATTACAAAGAAAAGCATTTTTAGAAATAACAAAATTGGAGTACCTCATGTTGATGAAATCCACGACATGGTGGAAAACAAATTAATGGATAATGGTTTGAATGATGTTGCTAAAGAATATATCATTTATCGTTCAAAGCACCAACCTAACATCTTCATGAAGAGAACTAATCTTAAACCCTATGAGTACCCAGCACTCGTGGAATATGTTGACGCTATTCGTCATTCATATTGGGTTCATACTGAGTTTAATTTTACTTCTGACATCCAGGATTTCATGGTACACCTGAATGAAAAAGAAAAGATGGCTGTACAACGTGCAATGCTTGCTATCTCACAAATTGAGATTGCGGTTAAAACGTTCTGGGGCGATATCTACAAGAGATTACCTAAACCTGAAATCGGCAGTGTTGGTGCAACTTTTGCAGAATCTGAGGTGCGTCATGCTGATGCTTATTCACACCTTTTGCAGTTGTTGGGGCTGAACGGGGAATTTGAAAACTTACTTGAAGTCCCAGCAATCCGTAGACGAATTAAATATTTGGAAAAATCAATCACCGGCTCAAAGGCTGTGGAAAACCAAGATTACTTTGAATCAGTTGTATTATTTTCAATGTTTGTTGAAAACGTTTCTCTATTCTCACAATTCCTGGTAATCATGTCTTTTAACAAACATAAGAATGTATTGAAAGGTGTTAGCAATGCTGTTGAGGCAACTTCAAAGGAAGAAAATATTCATGCAGAGTTCGGTTTTGACTTGGTTAATCTAATCAAAAAAGAAAACCCAACTTGGTGGACACCAGAATTAGTTGAAGATTTGATTGAAGCAACCAAAGAAGCTTTTGAAGCTGAATCAGAAATCGTTGAATGGATTTTTGAAAAGGGCGATTTGGATTTTCTTACAAAAGCACAAACAATCGAGTTTATTAAACACCGATTCAACATTTCCCTAAATTCCATTGACATTGAGAATGTTTTTGAAGTTAATGAGAAACTCTTGGAAACCACCGAATGGTTTGATGATGAAATTCTCACAACAAAACACACTGATTTTTTTAACAAGCGTAGTATAAATTACAGTAAAAAATCAAAATCTATTACGCTTAACGATTTATTTTAATTTAAAAACAACGACAATAACAATATGGAAAATAGAGAACCTTTTGACTGGATTAATGATGAGTCAATTACTTTCCTCCGTCGAGGATATTTGAGCGAAGGGGAAGAACCTTTACAACGTATTAGAACAATTGCTGAACATGCTGAGAAGATTTTAGGAATTGAAGGATTTGCGGATAAATTCTACGATTACATGGGTAAAGGATGGTATTCACTTTCTTCTCCTGTGTGGGCAAACTTTGGAAAAAAGCGTGGATTACCCGTTAGTTGTTTTGGGTCAAATATTGGAGACAATATTGAGTCAATTCTTTATACTCAAGCTGAAGTCGGTGAGATGAGTAAAATGGGGGGTGGAACATCCGGTTACTTTGGAAATATTCGTGGTAGAGGTGCTGAAATTACAGACAACGGTCACGCACCTGGCTCTGTACACTTTATGAATTTGTTCCAAAGTGTTGTTGATAACATTTCACAAGGTTCAACTCGTCGTGGACGATTCTCCCCTTACCTTCCAGTTGAACACCCAGACATCATGGAGTTTTTAGAAATTGGTACCGAAGGTTTTCCTATCCAAGATTTGACACATGCTGTGACGGTATCTGACCAATTCATGGAAGAAATGATTGCTGGAGACAAAAAGAAACGAGCTATTTGGGCTAAAGTAATTCAACGTAGAGGTGAAATTGGTTATCCATACATTATGTTCTCTGATACAATGAACAACAAGGCACCCGAGGTCTATCAAGAAAAAGGGATGAAGATTTATAACTCAAATCTATGTTCGGAGATTGCACTTCACAATTCAGAAGAAGAATCTTTTGTTTGTGTTCTATCATCAATGAATGTTTTGCACTACGATGAGTGGAAAGATACTGATGCGGTTGAAATGATGATTTATTTTTTGGATGCTGTTGTTACTGAATTTATTGAAAAGATTGATGCTATTAGGAATACTGGTACAATCGAAGGACGACGTGCATTCTTTTATCTAGAAAAAGCATACAATTTTGCTAAAAGACAACGTGCTCTTGGCTTGGGAGTTTTGGGATGGCATTCATTGTTGCAATCCAAAGGATTACCATTTGATTGTCGTGATACTGCTAGATTGAATGTCGAAGTATTCAAACTCATCAAAGAAAAATCGTACAAGGCATCCGCTGAACTTGCCCAGATGTTTGGTGAACCTGAAACTTTAGTTGGTTATGGTCGTAGAAATGTTACGTTGAATGCTATTGCACCAACAACTTCATCAGCGTTTATTCTTGGACAAGTTTCACAATCAATTGAACCTATTTGGTCAAATTGTTATGTAAAGGACGTTGCTAAACTAAAAGTAACCATCAAAAATCCTGTGTTGAAAAACCTTCTCGCTAGTATGGGAAAAGACACCAAGACAACTTGGGATAGTATCAAAAAGAATGATGGTTCAGTTCAGTACTTGGAATTCTTAACTGATGAACAAAAAGAGGTTTTCAGAACTTTTGCTGAAGTGAACCAGTCAGCAATTATCAATCAAGCGGCTATTCGACAAGATTTCATTGACCAGGCTCAATCGTTGAACCTTATGGTTTCTCCGGATATGCCTACAAAAGATGTTAACAAACTTTTGGTGGACGCATGGCAGTTGGGAGTTAAAACTCTTTATTACCAACATTCAATGAACTCAGCTCAAGCATTTGCTAGAAAGAAATTGAATGTAAATGACTTGCACTGCGCATCATGTGAGGCATAAATAAAGGTTTAGCACCTTAATGAACGAAAACCCCGACAAAGAACTTGTTGGGGTTTTTCATTTCTTATAAAAATTTTCAAGGTATATTTATGTGATATGGCAGATGGTGTTACATATGGTTTAGCGTTTCCCTTTGAAAACTCCAATAAAGGAGATTATCTATTATTGACAGAAACTCAGTTTGCACAAATAAGAAGTGACCTAATTCACTTGTTACTAACAAGAAAAGGTTCTCGATACTATCTCCCAACATTTGGTACTAGGTTATACGAATTTTTATTTGAACCTTTTGATGGTTTAACCTTTGATGCTATTGAAGCGGACATAAGAGATTCTGTTCAGCAATTTATGCCAAACTTACTTATAAACAATATTACAATTGAACCTGCAGACCCTTCTGAAGAAGTTCCACTTGCGAGAGGTGAAAGTATTCCAGGGCAAGCGAAGGATAATGTTTTCCGTGTTCCTGGAAAAGGGACCTCGGAGTATACAGCAAAAGTTAAAATTGATTATGCTGTAGATAATAACACTTTCGCACAAAGTGATTTTGTTATCTTGAATATTTAACAATATATGGCTACAAACAGAATATCCTACACTGCTAGGGATTACGAAAGCATCAGAGTTGAATTACAAAACTATGTAAGAACATACTATCCTGAATTGATTCAGGATTTCAACGATGCTTCAGTATTTTCTGTTTTTCTTGATTTGAACGCAGCAATCGCGGACAACCTACATTACAATATTGACAGGAGTATCCAGGAAACTGTCCTACAATATGCTCAGCAAAGGTCCTCAATATACAATATAGCCAGAACATACGGTCTTAAAGTTCCTGGACAAAGACCTTCAGTTGCTTTAGTTGATTATTCAATCACTGTTCCTGCTTTTGGGGATAAGGAAGATGAAAGATACTTAGGTATTCTCACTCGTGGTTCACAGGTTTTTGGTGCTGGCATTGCATTTGAAAACCAAAACGATGTTGATTTTGCTTCACCATATAATAGTTCGGGATTTCCAAACAGAACAAAAATTCCTAACTTCGATGCTAATGGAAATTTAATTAATTATACAATAACCAAAAGAGAATTGGTTGTTAATGGTATTACAAAAGTTTTCAAAAGAGTTATCAATCCAGCCGACGTTAGACCTTTCTATGAATTATTTCTTCCTGAGAAAAACGTTTTGGGGATAACAAGCGTACTTCTAAAATCGGGAACTAACTATACCAATGTGCCAACAGCATCAGAGTTTATTGGTCTAGAAAATAGATGGTTAGAGGTTGATGCTTTAGCCGAAGATAGAGTTTTCATTGAAGACCCAACAAAAGTGTCAGACCAGCCAGGAATTAAAGTAGGAAGATACGTTCAAACAAACAGTCGTTTCATTACGGAATTTACTCCAGAAGGATTTTTGAAAATGACTTTCGGGGGAGGTACAACTTCAGCTCAAGATAGTTTGAATGCTTTCACAAATCTGGGGGTTCCAGTTAACATCCAATCGTTGAGTAATAACTTCTCACTAGGGTCGACACTAGCACCAAACTCGACACTATTTGTACAATACAGAATAGGTGGGGGATTAGCTACAAACATAGGTACAAACGTTATTAACCAAATTGGAACGGTATCATTCTTTGTTAATGGTCCTTCACAAACCATTAACTCTGCTGTAATCAACTCACTAAGATGTAATAACCCAACGGCAGCAATAGGTGGTTCAAATGTTCCCACAACCGAAGAAGTTAGAAACTATGTCAGTTTTAACTTTTCAGCTCAAAAAAGAGCCGTTACCGTTAATGATTATGAGTCTTTACTTCGCAACATGCCAAGTCAATTTGGTGCGCCAGCAAAAGTATCAATTACAGAAAACAACAACAAAATCCTAATCAATTTACTATCTTTTGATACCTCAGGTAAATTGACAAACATTGTATCAAATACCCTTAAACAAAACGTTGCAAATTACCTCTCTAACTATCGAATGATTAATGATTACATTCAGGTAACCACAGCGAACGTGATTGACCTTGGGGTTGAAGTCTCAGTTGTTCTTGATGCCACCCAAAATTCTGGGCAAGTTGTTTCTGAGATTGTTAACCGAGTGTCAGAATATTTTAATCCAATCGGAAGAGAGTTAGGGCAGAACGTATATTTGTCGCAACTAAGAAGTATTGTTCAGAATCAAATAGGGGTTATTACGGTAACTGATATTATAATTTCAAATAAAGTGGGGGGTCAGTATTCCGGAGCTGAAACATCAATGGCTTATTCAGACCCAGAATTAAAAATTATTGCTCCTGTTGACGATACAATTTTTGCTGAGCCAGACCAAATCTACCAAGTTAGATATCCTCAAAAAGATATTGTAGTAAGAGTTAAGAATTTACAGAACGTATCTTTTACTTAACATCTTTATTTAATTTTCATACCGGGTATATTTTGATTAGGAAAGTGTTTTTGAAAAAAAACACCATAAATATTTATCATTAAAACCTTGAATGGGACAGTCCTTGAGAATAAACACTAGTGTTGGTATAGATAAAAACATTTCATTCCAATTAGACCAAGATTTTGAGTTTCTTGAAATCCTATCTCTTCAAATATTTCAAAATGATATTTAC